GTGGAGAGTATGAGAAACAACGTCCGTCCTGTGAGTTCTGGGTTGGTTTAGCTAAAGGCAGAGGTATCAAGTTCTATATTCCGAACCAGTCAGATTTATTGAAATGCATGGCACCATATGGAAGGTCAGAGAAATTAGAGCCATTTGTTGAAAAGATGAAAGATCGCAGAAAGTTCCAAGAGGGGCAAGTGGAAGGAATAAATAAAGAAATAGCAAAACGACAAGACGAGATCCAACGATTATCTGCAACAAAGTTCCAATATCAAGGCTCATTGGAAGATATAAAACAGACACTAAAAGTTTGGGGGAATATTTAATATGAAAATGCACACAACACAGCGATGCAAGTTTTGCGGAAGGTTTCTCTACAATGCTGATATTGATTTGCCGTTCGAGATAAAAAGCACTGGTGCGATTATCATGCAAATTAAGATTGACGTTAATTGTGGTCACTGCCACCGCTCGCACGTGTATCCTGCTAGTGTGGGTTTGGCTGAAAACATAAGAATTGACAAATAATAAATAAGTGCTATAATTATATATAAAGTAAGTAGTGGCGGAATAGGTAAACGCTTAATGGTAACAATAGGTCACGGGAGGTTCACCGGGTTAATAGCGACAACTGTGGAGCAGCCTAGTTACAGCCGGTATAAAATAAGATAATCGAGGTAATATCATATAAGGTGCAAATCCTTATCTACTTAAAAATTTAATAAGAATATTAGATGCCATTTGGAGCGTTTTTGCGAAAGCAATCACGCTCTTTAATTTTTGGGAATTAATGACTGTAAGGCGAGAACTTACAGGCAAAGGAGTAATTCGATGGATTTAAAAGAAGTACAAAAATGGTTAAAAGACAATGCAGGAACAGACGAAGTAAAGGCATACATTAAGGGGTTTATGACACCTGATGGAGTCAAAGAGTTTATAAGTTCCGAGGCAGGCGGAAAATTGATGCAACCGATATTGGATAGTAATTTTACTAAAGGTTTGGAAACATGGAAAGAAAAGAGTTTACCGGGAATAACTAAATCAGAGATTGACAAAGCTATTCAGGAAAGATACCCGGCAGAAACAGACGAACAAAAACGTATCAAAAACCTTGAAATAGAGATACTAGCATCTAAAGATAGAGAATTAAAAGCAACACAAAAAACTTACGCAACGACATTAGGAAATTCAAAGGGTTTGCCTATAGAATTAGTTGAAAACTTTGTAGGTTCTGATGATGAAAGCACAAAAGCAGGGTTGCTAAAACTCGAAACAGCTTGGAAGGGTGCATTGGAGGCAGAGGTTAAAAAAGTATTTGCCGAAAATGGCAGGAACCCGAATAATAACAATCAAACAAAACCACTAGAGGGGATGCTCTCTCGTGAAGAGGTTTCAAAGATGAGCCAATCAGAGGTACTTACAAATATGAAAAAGATTGACGAGTCAATGAAACACTGGTAAATAATTAAAAAGGGTAGGTGAAATTTAATGTCACTACAAAATTTTATTCCAACATTATGGAGTGCAAAGATACTAAATACATTTGAAATTTCTCATGTATTAGCAGGGCTTTGCAACAATGATTATGAAGGTGAAATATCAGCACAGGGCGATACAGTTAAAATCAATACGGTGGGTGCTATTACGGTTGCATCTTATGTTAAGAATTCAACATCAATAACACCGGAAGAATTGCAAGCACCACAAACAGTATTGAATATAGATCAGGCTGATTATTTCGCATTTAAGATTGACGATGTGGACAAAGCACAAGCGAATGTATCTGTAATGAGCAAAGCCATGAGCAATGCCGGTTATGCTATGTCGGATTCATTGGATGTCAAAATTGGTCTATTATATGACCAAGCAGGACATACGGTTACTGATGCAACTTTCGATGCTGCATTAGCATTGGATACAATCGGACTAGCTGCTCAGTATTTGAGCGAGTCCGGAGTTCCAAAGACAGGCAGATGGCTAGCATTGCCACCATGGGTAATCACTAAATTAACATTGAGCAAAATTTTAAATACTGAGGGTTCAGTCGATGCAAACCTTGCTTATGTAAGCGGATTTGTTGGTAAAATAATGGGTTTTAATGTATTTGAAAGTAATAACCTATATCAAACAGGCACAGCACCAGACTATACTACTGAATGTATGGCGGGCGTAAGTGCAGCTATAACTCTAGCAGAGCAGATTGTAGAAACTGAGGCTTATAGACCAGAGGCAGGGTTCACCGATGCAATGAAGGGTTTACATGTATATGGCTACAAAGTAGTTCAACCAGAAGGTTTAGTAAGGTTAACTTTGACATATGCAGCCGAAACTACTTAAATAATATTAGGTAGTTTCAAGGAATGTTCCACGTGGAACAATTAAAATAATTAATAGAGGAGTGTGAGATAAATGGCAGCTATAACACCAGCAAAGATGGTAAGAGATGGCTCAGTAGCGTTTTCACCTACTGCATTGACAACAACACTGGCAACATATACATTCGATCAGCCTGTGGATGATAAGTTCTGGGTATACATGGAGATGACATCAACCACTAATGGGCAGGATTTAATTTTTACAATCGCAGCCGGCGAGTTAGAGCAGGAAAAAGGTGCGTTCCGTAAAGGTATCGGAGCATTGGCGGTTACGTTAAGTTCAACAGGTGCAACCACAGCATATCGTAAATTGGTTGGTCCTCTTGAAAGTTCAAGGTTTATGCAAACGACTGGTAATATTTCTATTGCGGTCACCACATCAGGAGCCGGAGTAGTAGGATTTATTGGAGTGGCAAAAATGCCTTACAATATATTCTCGTAGTATTTTTATTTAAGAGGTGATTAATATGATGGGCGGAGAGACACCGGATTTAAATAAGAAAATATCAAGGTCAATGGCAGTTTTAGAACAGTTAGGCATAGATAGATCCACTGATGCTCTTGAAACAATAGACTATGCACACCATGAAATTCATTCTGGAAGTCATTACTATATACAGGGTTATATGGAAATGGACACAACAACACCACCGGTTAGGGTTAAGATGGTTACACCGAATAATGAAAAGTGGTCGCATTTTGTGTTTAATATTACCGCATCGGGCATCACTGGCACGACATTGGATGAGGATGCATCGGGCGGAATGGCAGGGGGATCACCAAAAGTTCCGTTCAATAACAACCGAAATTCAACTAGTCAAAGCGGTTTGATTTTTACAACAGGAGTAGAGGCAGCGACAAGCTATGTAACACGGCTAGAAGATGATAAGTGGGGTGCAGCAGCCGGTAGAAGGGTATTTGCAGGCGGTAGTGGTGGTCGTGAAGATGAGTTGGTATTAAAACAAAACACAACTTATCTGCGGACATTTACATCGTTCTCAGATGCGAATATAATCCAGTTCAAGGCAAGTTGGTACGAGCATACGGACAAGGCATAAAAGGGAGTGAAACCATGATAGCAACATTAAATGAAATTAAAACACTATTATCGATTACAACCACATCACAAGATGATTTGATTAATGCGAATATCCCGATTATCGAGGACGAGATCAGGGAGTATTGCAACAATGGGTTTCGTAACGATAAGGTTTTACTTTCATCTACTGATATATCCTTTGATAGAGTTTCGACTAGTGTTGATACTATTGATTTGGATATTGGCTCAAATGAGGATGGTTTTATCGAGGCAAATTTTAAAGCAGGAAATACTGTGCAAGTTCAAGGCTCTTTCAATAACGATGGTTTTTTCGATATTGAAACAGTTTCAAGCACAGTATTAACATTATATAGTAGCACAGCAAGACCGAATTTTGATAATCTGGTAGATGAGGACGAGGAGGCATATGTCCGAATAAACCAAGTCGATTATCCGAATTCATTGAAAAGCGTTATGGCTCAGATGGTTAAATATAAATTATCTAATTATGATTATGCAGTGGAGTCCGAGAGAGTTTCTAGGTACGAGATAACATACAGAGGTGCCGAAGAAACCGAAAATGGGTATCCAAAGTCTATCATAAAATCGTTGAATAAGTTTAGGCATGTGGTGTTCAAATGATAACTGATTATTATACAGAGTTATTTACTGTAGAACAAAGTACGACAGCACAATCAGCAATCGGATCATGGAGTCCGGGTTGGAGTACATTAGGCACGTTCTATGGTTGGATTGATTATCTATCAGGCAGAGAGACATTGGTTGGTTCACAGTACGTAGATAAAGCGACACATATTATAGGATGCTCATCAACTAATAGTTGGGTTACAGAAAAGCATAGAATTAAAAATGCTAGTAGTAAATATTTCAGGATATTACACACCGATAATCCGGTAATGCGAAATCACCATTTAGAGATTTTACTTGAATATAACGAAACGGATAATCTATCCACATAAGGAGGGTATTATGGCTATTGAATATGAGTCCAATATGGTTGAAGCAAAAAGACTTATTGAAAATATGGAGTACAGAATTTTAAAAGCTATTGGTCTCTTTGTAGATGGTGCTGCAACAGACTTGGCACCAACAGGGCAGTATTCAGGTGGAAAAGTTGGCGGTAACTTAAAAGGTAATATTCGTCATTATATAGACAACAAAAAGAAAAGTGTAGTGGTAGGTACTCCTGTCGATTATGCAATCTATGTTGAAAAAGGTACTGGTATCTATGCAAAAGATGGCGATGGTAGGAAAGATCCATGGTTCTATGTCGATGATATGGGCGTTGGGCATTTTACAGAAGGCATGGAGGCACAACCATTTTTGACACCGGCAGCAGAGGATAATGTGAATAATATAGCGGAGTTAGTAAAGAAGGTGAAATTCGGCAATGTCATTAGTTAATTTTATTACTAATATTACAACAAAAATAAGAACATTGACCGATAAACGAGTTTACTACGGCGATGTAATTGATCCAAAGACACCGATACCATATGTTAGTTGGGCGTATCGTTCAACCAGTGATATTGAAACTATGGAGGATTTTATCATTGAGGTTGATATTACTGATAGTGGCTATGATGCAACACGCATTGAGACAATGGTTGATGCATTAGACGGCGATGGCGATTTTGATAATCCAACAGGCTTGAATTATTGGGATAGCGGAGCAGGGGGCAGTCCATCGTTTAGGATGTATCGTATGAGCAGATTACCTATACCGGCACTGGATGAGCAGATATTAAGACGTCAGTTAAGGTATAGATGCAGAGTATATAAATTATAAAGGAAGTGATATAAATGAGTTCTCCAAGAGATATAATACTTGGTGATGGTATATTCAGTATAGCAGCAGCGTTAAGCACAACTATGG